ATATTCTTGGTATGACCAAAGTATCCAAAATGCCTACTACCTAACCTGCCAAGAAAAAGAGGTCTTGACAACAGAAAGAACATGGGCCAAAGTTGTTGAGTCAATGACCGCTACCCTAAAGGGATAGCGGCTTGTGAGCGACCGACGCCCACGATTGGCGAATTAACGTTCGCCTGCCCGTAAGTCAGCTTTTCAGTCTGTGATACGGGGAGTTTTGAGCGTAGCCCTATATTTATCGCTCCGTTAATGTCAGAATCGTAAATCTTGCCGCTTTTAGCATAAAATCTACGACCTTTTCTTTTACCTTCTTTTTTGCCTGTAACATGATGAAAAAGGCTTTAATCCTACCCTTCTGCGTTACGGAGAATATTGCTCTTTGGCCAATAACGCTGAACTAGAGTTCTGGATGCGAATCCAAAAGTTGGAGGCCGCTTTAATTAACATATCCACGATGCCAGGATATGATCAAGACGACGCGCATAGGCTTAGAGATATGGCAAAAAGAGCTTTAGCGTCTAAATAATCATCGTACGCAGGATGAAGAGTCGAATCAGTGGTCTGCAAAACCGTTCAACAGAGTTCAAGTCTCTGGCGTACGTCCATTAAACTATTAAAGCTGCTTCGTAACTTTCGATTCCGTGTTGGGCTGCAATTTCCAAAACCTCGGGCCGAACACTTAGTCCACCGATTTTATTAGGATTTTCAACGCATTCAGCGGCCAATTGCTCCCATTCTGATTCTTCGGAAGCACAGACGATTGACTGCATTAAGCGCTCTGCCATCTGGCTTTGGAATTCATTAAGTGATTCGACGTTATGTTTTTCTTTTATTTTGGCCGAAATAAAGGATAAGAGGCTTTCCGTAGCATAGACGGTTGTTTTAATATCGTCAACACTAGCTTTGGCCGTTTTTTGACCCTTTTCCCTTCCTGGCCCCTTCATTGTTTTTTTGCTTCCAGCTTTCGGCGGGACGGCGGTAGCTTTTGGGGCATTGTCGATAGAATACTTGGTGTTAGGGTCAAGTAGTGGGGCCAATACTGGGGAAGGTGACAAAGGATTGTATAGCCCTTTCTTCCTATTCTTAACGTAATCTTCTTGCTTGAGAAGGAACTCTTCTCCTTCTGGGTCTGGGAATACGCCAGTGCGAATAGCTTCCAAACCTTGTTCTGGTGTAAGAAGGCTCAGTTCCATCATTCGAGTAACCACACGCCACATTTGAGTCGGGTCTTTAGCGTCTGTAACTTTAAATGCTACTTTCGGCGGACTCTGCATGCCCAAGTTTTTGGAGATGCGATTAATCTCTGGTTGGAGGAAATCATTTAGGAAAGTATTTCGTGCCTCACGCAATTTTTCAAGGAATACCTGAACCTTTGTTTGCGTGTTGCCGTATTTTTCTTCGCCGATAATAACATTTTGTAAACCTTGGGCAATATCTTGATTGAGGGTTTCGTATTTGGCAGGGCCGAGAATTTTCTGTAGGTCTGGGATAACGAATTCGGCTTTCGTTGTCCAGTCACTAACCAACGTGCGGCCAACGCTCTCGTTTTTGAAGAGGTTTTGCATGGCCGTCAAGTTGGCGGGGTTAATTCCGCCGTCATCTGGTTTTGCCCCCATTGTAATGAGAAGAATCATGTTTTCCGCCGTTCGGAGAACTGCTTGATCCATTTTTTTCATCTCTAGTTTGGCGTTAATATCATCTAGGACGCGATAGCCAAAGGGAATGGCAAATGGTTCGTAATCCTGTTTTTTATAAAAGCTAGAAACTAGGCAAGTAGGGTCTAGTTTAATGCGGATACCATTGGACTGCCACGTTTTCTTGCTAAGGGCATCTTTCGCTTCTTTAGGTAGGCTTTCGGCGATTCTTTTATCGTCTTCATCTTGGGGATTCCCCAGTCTAAGAAGATCATACTTGGACAAAATCAACTCAAACTGATCATTCCCGAACGTGGTTGAAGCTTTAGACACGATGTTGTAAGGATTCATGAAAATATACTTGAGTGGCACAACATTTTTGCCGCCCAAAGAATCTTCCGCGCCATAAACCTGAATCAGCTTGCGGAAGTCGCTCTCGTCAAACGCTCCATCCACACGATAGATAAACACGTTGCCCGAACGATAATATTCGCGGAAATATTGGTCACAAACTTTCCAGATTTTGATCTTTTTCAGCCAAGCGTCGAAGAATCTTTTGGCTTTCTTAGTGCCAGATTCAAAGTAGAGTTCCGTGTTGGCAAACTCGCTCATTAGGTCGATTGCATTGGCGAAAACGGCTACATTGGCGTATGCTTTTTGGCAGAGTTCAATAGCGTCACGAACATCTACGCAGTCGCTTGTGGGGGAATAGGCGTAAGGGAGCATGCCCGCTCGGATAGCGGCGAATCTGTCGGGAACGCCTACCAAAGCGGCGGAATTGATTCGGCGACCCGTGCTAGCGCCAGCGTCGGGAGAGCTTCGGCCCGCGATTGACGCTTTTGCTACGTTTGTTAGAAGCGTGGAAGATGAGGTATAGAATGGATCACCAGCGGTTTGTGGCTCCCAAGAGGCAACTGATTCATTTTGGGCAACGTGAACTGGTTCTGGTTGGGAGAGTTGTGACCAGTACTCGGTTTTGTGCTTCGTATATTTTCTCGACATACAAAGGATTACACGCGGATTTTAAAAGTCGCTAAAGTTACTTTGAAAGTTACAATTCGACAATTCTATACGAAAAATGGCGTAAATGTGGATTGAACCTGCTGCTCCTCGACTTTCATTGCGTCGTTATAAATCTTAACGGCCCAATTCCCCATTACAAAAGCCGAGTAGCTGTCTTTTCTGGCCTTGGAATTTCCTCTTTGTTTTCTGAGATTGGCGGGTAAAACAAATCGCTGTTGGCCTGTATCAGTTGTTGTGATTTCAATTAAAGCGCACTGCTCAATTGTTTTATCAATCAAATCGCTAGCATTGTCTAGGAGTTCAATGTATCTGGCGCGGCCTTCCGTCTTTGCCTGCTTCTCATCTTCTGCAAAAAACTTTAGGTCATCAATTGGGATAGACGCGGGGCATTGCGATTTGTACTGGCTCTCAACTGGAGTGGAAGCAAAGCGAATCCTCTTGTGATTGATACACCCTTGAAGATGTTCGTTCGCCCATCTTTGCCAACGTAGGTCGAAATCTCGAAAATAGCAGATTTTTTTGGACGACAAATTATATTGCCTTCTAAATTCTAAAAGATCGTCATTATACACAGTCTGATCGTTAAATGGAACGTCCATCGCCTGAAACTCGAAACCCCTGTCGGCAAACATTTCGTTCCATAAAGCCAGAGTAGTTGTCGCTCCACCGCCAGCGCCATTATCAAACACGATAAAAACAATATTGAAATTATTAATTAAATATTTAAAATACGCAGCATGATCTTTCGGAGTCTGACCTGCTATTGCATACGAATGAACGAGTGTGGCATTGCTGTCATCTTTATTTAGTTTGAAAACCTGCATTGCGAAATCATCAGAGTCTTCATTGCCAGCGGAAGATGGGTCAACAGCTAGAATATATCTCGCGCCCTTTTCACCGACTAATTCGACATGTTCCCCGTCGCCACATTCATATTTACAAGCCTTTAATTCCGACACTTTAAAGTATCCAGCGCTATCCGCCGAAAAAATAGAATTATACTCGCGGTCGAATTGGGATGTGCTCATTTCCGACTTGGATTTTTGAATAATCTTGTCATCAAATAGCTCTTTAGGCAGAGCGTCATAAGAAATATGAGCAATAAACTTTCTCGCTTCTAAGAATGATTTTTTATCTTCATCATCTTTGCGGTTATCGTCCTCTTCTCCAAGGATTGACTTTCTATAGCTTTCGTATAATCGGTAGAGATATTCAAATTTGTAACTAGCAGAAGATAAGCCAATCATTTTATTGGCCTGCCATTGCCTTCGCTCCTCCTCCTTCATTAGCCCCTTAGCTATCAGGCGATCTTCAAGCTCTTTAATCTTTTTGCGTTCATACGGATTAGTCACGCCAGCAAGGAAGGGCGTAATAACCTCGTCAATTACCATTTGTGGCATTAGAAGAAGCTCGTCAATAACCATCATTTGGAAACGAAAGCCGCGCAACCGCTGGCCATCTCCAAGGGGCAACGCGGTAATCTTACTTGTCCCAATTTCAATATTCCATTCGTCTGGAGCTTGAGATAGTTTCATGCACTCGGCCAAAAACTTAGCTTTCGGGTTTTTGGAGATGGTAATGAGCTTTTTCATAACCTCTTTACTTTGGCGGAAAGTGGCCGAAATAATACCAATATGAATCCCAGGATTTAAAAGAGCGTAAAGGCCAACAAAAACACCAGTTAACCAAGTCTTGCCGCCGCTTCGACTCAAAATAGCAAGGGTGTAATCGTTTTGCATCATCCCTTTGATTAGTAATTGCTGGAACGGCAAAAGTTGAACTCCCATCAAATGATAAGCCGCAATAGCTGGATTGGCTCGGAAGAATTTATAGAGCCAAAATTTGGCATCCTTTTCCTCCATGAATCCGTCTATTTTTGCCAACTGTTCATTGACATTTTCGGGGTTTACTCTAGCTTGAATTCCTGGCTCCCAACTCATGCGTTAATAAAATATTGTAAATCCACATTCTTCATCTTGTCGCCAAGGCAAAGAATTTTTGGGATGATTAATTGGCTATTTTCTCTACTTCCAGAAAACACGAACTGTAAATGGCCGCGAAATTCTTCAACCAAAGTTCGCATATTGTGGCCGATAAAAGATAGGTTAGGCTTATGGTGAGAAGTTCGTTTGAGGTCAAAAACCTTGTCCATCGGGCATTCAATAACTACCCACAAATAACAGTCTTGGGTTTTTGCCCGATTAATTTCGCGTCGAAACCTCTCTAAGTTGTCTCCAACTAAGGTTTGACACCAATCCTCGAATGATTTACGATCAACGGCGG